CGAAAGTGCGCAATACGCATCCCTTACCGACAAAAGCCCTATCCGAAGACAGGAACCCCGTCGGCGAGAGATGCGCATCCCAAGGTGTCCAGGTTACTGGACAAGATGGACGAGAATGTTCTATTCCGTGCTCGTGCGAAGTCCATCAAGCAAAATTTTGAACCCATCGTTGCCGCCTGGCGGTTGGCCAACGGGAACCCTTCTGACTACAAAAGGCCCCGCAACCGCCAGAACTGGCTGAGGTTCGTGTCTCACTTGTTGAGACTCCTCCACTCAGGACCGCAAGGGCTGTCTGAGTGGGCGCACGAGGTTCGCTTACGATCCATTCAAGAGAACGATCGAAACCACAATAGCAAGTTGGTGGTCCGGTTGTTTCAGGCGTCGACAGTTGGTCGAGCTGTAGACTGGGTAGTAAGCGAACAGGAACAAAACGATAAAATTCGGAGTGCGGAGGATCGGTGGATGAATGTCAGGAAATGGGATCACACCATGAAACCCATTATTGCAAAGTACTTAAGGCACTTGCCATTCAAAAGACCGATCCGTGGAGAGGTACCAATGACTGTTCCAAACGACCACGCTACTCTCACTCACAAACGACGTGAGGGAGGCGGGGCCGCTGAGCTTAGGAACAAGGCCAAGAATTGGTACACGAGGAAAGCTGTAAGTGCCATGTTTGACTTCACCAACGATGGCTTGTCTTACCGTTCTCGCGCTAGGGCAGGGTACACCCCTCCTGATGATCGTCCGTGGCTGGATGCCACGGCGATGCAAAGGAAGGCTACGCTCTACCAACTAGACGGAGACGAGTACGAACAAGTCAGCGCAGAAATCTACATGGACGAGGACAGCGCTCCTCCGCTACGCGCATTACCAGTCCTAGAACTGGGTGGGAAAACGCGCATAGCTACTCTCCACTCCGCGGAGGAAGCTTACTTGTCACGTGTCATCGCCTCTGAATGGCTAATTCGTCTTAAGCGATGCTACGTAACTCGTGACATTCTTTCAGGAAGGACTATTAGATTAAGATCCCGGGCAGCTGGCACAATGCTCTACTCTGCTGATCTATCTAAAGCGACGGACTATATCCCACATGACCTTGCACAATTCGTTGCCAACGAACTATGCGACATATGCGGATACAGCGAAAGCCGTCGTGCGGTCCTGAAGAAAATGTTAGGAAAGCACAAGCTACCCGACGGCCGGATCACCACGAATGGGATCCACATGGGCCTCGGGCCTGCTTGGACTGTCCTTTGCCTCCTCAACGGTTTCGCGGCGTGGTACGCAGGAGCGAGCAAAGAAGACCACCAGATCTGTGGCGACGACCTTATTGGGCTCTGGCCAAAGAGCACACAACAAGGATACGAAGCCACCCTCGTCCGACTAGGCTTGGTTGTCAACCAAGAAAAGTCGTACAAAGGATCACTGGGGGTCTTCTGCGAGAGAATCGTCCAACTCGACAGCACCGGGACTGAAGCGACCGTACAGGATGTAGGTCACTTGTCCGCGGCGACAGCTGCCAAGTATAGAACCAAAAGGTCTCGCGCCCGCCTCAGCGTTGCTGAACAGTTGTACAAAAGCACAACTCTCCAAGGGTTCAGCAGAAAGACGGCCATACGTCTTTCACCACGCACACAAAGATCAGGACCTCTACGATTAGGGGGGAATGGCACCGGATTGCCAACAATACCGCAAATTGCGGCGGCAGTCGACAAGGGTGCAGTCCAGCTAGTTAGGCCGGACGCCCTCCCCCAAGCTCGTCGGGACGCACTCGAACAACTTACGGAAGCCGCCACTGGGATCAAAACCAGTGACCTCCTCCTAGCTGCTCGAACGCGTCTCCGGGTGCTTCGCATCTCCCAGGGGAAGGAGGCGAAGGCACCAGAAGTTACATCAATCAATCGATTCAAACGCTTGTCGAACGCCCGAGAGCGGGACTACAAGAAGATCACGCGAACCGATCTCATGAACCTGATCAAACACTCCGAATTAACTCCGAAGGACAAGAAAACTGCACTGTTTATCTTGCACCATCGAATCCCGTCCACACGGAAAGGCACACGCCTAGCTTGGTTAGC